CATAGAGATCTTCATCAGTCTTGAAGTTCTTCTTCATTAATGTATCACGTATCTTAGACAGGCTACGATATTCAGTGTTGGCTTCGTATCCATCTGAGTCTACCTTTATGTGTGTACCTAATTGATACATAGCTAGGTTCTGTAGGTAACTCATAGTAGATAGTGGGCCTGGACATACCTTATCAATTGCTTTGATCAGTAGTTTAGATAGCTTAGTACAGTCGTCCTGTGTGATATCATACTCTGTGTGGTAGTCCTCTGACTTACAATCGAAGAACATGTTCTCAGCGATCTTCTTAGAGCCTGCTGAGTATGCCCTAGTCATGGAGCCACGCTTAGATATACCCTTACGTATACTCTTCATAGGCATACTAGACAGTATCCCATTAAGTCTATCATCTTTACACAGATTAATCATTTCTTTAGCTGTTTGCACATAGAAGTCTTTCTGTATCTCTGAGGGTATTAGACCAACCAACTCACCAGTTTGTTCGTCCTTAGAGATTGCTCCTAGGTGTTGCCAACCATTGTTACTCCCATCAATAGGGATAGGTAGGCTAGTCATGTGGATACGATTGTCTCTGTAAGCACAATCAAATTCATACCACTCAACACAAGCAGCAAGGAAGGATACTTTCTTCTCAGCTTGACCAGAGAACTGTGAGTTCTTACCAGCCTCTATGATCTCATCCATGTACTCATTGGTCCAGATGATACGATCTTCTAGGGTCATCTTGTCAACAGAGATGTTGTCTAACCCTTCACTCTCAAGGTGTTCTTTGTAATCAGATGTACACCAATCAGGTATCTCATCGATGTTGTAGGACATGTTGAAGACAGACGCTGTGTGTATAGCTAACCACTGTAACCCACTCTCAGTCATGGGCTTTGAGTGTTGGAACTTAAACAAGCCCCTAGCTAGATCAGATCCTTGGAAGTTCATAAAGCTCTCACAGTAGTAGAACCTACCACGATAGTCTACATCCAGGTACTGATAGAAAGCATCTAGCTCTGATAGCTTACGTGCCTTCTCTGATATGAATGCCCACTCAACCATCTTACTCCTACGCTTGAGTTCTTTAGCATCATTGTCCTTGATAGGATCAGTAGCTAGGAACAACTCTTTGTTCTCAATCATTGCATTGTAGACTGGTTTGTTTATCTTCCAAGCAGTCTGCTGAAGTTTGTTAAGGGCTTGTACCCAAGGTGCATAGGGGTCTATTGGATCACCCTCCACCCTACCTTTGATCACTGGCCTGTGTACTCCATTGATCTGTTGTATCATACCAGATATATCTTTGGGTCGTATGATACTGGTAGAGGCTAAGGGGAAACTCCCACCCCTCTCAGGTATCACACCTAACTCATACCATCTATGAGATGCAGACACCACATGGCAGCTGTTACGGGTCTTAGCATAGGACAAGTCGATAAACCCCAGGTTGTATAGGGCTTCTATGAACAGGTCTCCTATGGACACTACAGAGCCCCAGGGAAGGGGCTCTCTATCTAGTTCTTTACCCACACTCTGACCTATCTTACTAGATGCATTAGTGAGTGTGGTTGTACCAGCTGGGCTTGAGCTGGTATCCTTAGTGAATTGCATTTGAAGTATAGAGATACTCTTAACAACGTACCCTTCCATACGTTCACTATAGTTTCCAGACAATCTCATCAAGAGCCCAGCAAGGTGGGGTCTTCGACGTGCGGGACTCACACCATCTACCCTCTCGACAAGGTAATCAACTATCTCTTGGAGTGCTGACATGTATTCTCCTATGTAGTTATGTAATCAAAACCAACCTCTTTATTCTGAAGTCGGGTAGTCTGTGCATCATATGTTGCAGCACCAGCATCACCTGTCTTACCTGTGAACCTAGACTTAAGAACCCTGAAGTTAACAGTGTTGCGTTCGTATTCATCAGATGCTGTGAGGTTCCTAGAGAATGCAATGATGTCAAAGGATATCTGTTTGATAGAACCAGAGCCCTTGATGTCATCGATGGATGCAATGTTACCATCCTCGAACGCCTTACCACCTTGTGCTTTACGAAGGTGAGAGATCAAACCTAGCCAGATGTTGTGTCGCTTGACGATTTTGAGGAGGTCGGACATGAACTTGTCGATGGCTTCGTTACCTGATAGACCGTCACTTCCTTCTGACACTGCGATTGTGATGTGGTCGAGGACCAGATATTTACAACCCATGAGGGCCATGTATTCGATCTTATCAATGAGGCTGTCATCTCCAACTGATCCTTGGTGGTCGAGGAGGACGAGTCTCTCATCCCCAAACACTTGTTCAAAGCCCTGTCTAAGTTCATCTTCAGCCGGAGGTGTGTCTTCATTAAGCGACTTCTTGAGTACCATGCCAATGAACTTCTCTGCCGTATCTCCAACGCTCTCTTCCAGACTGATAAGCCCCACCCGATCTTCCGTTTTGTGGAGAAGATCCAGGATAATTTCTTTGATAATAGTAGACTTACCACTGCCAGTTCCAGAAGTGAATAGAGTAATCTCACCATGTCTAATTCCTTTTAGCTTATTATTTAAACCACTCAAACAATCAGGGTAGGGTACACACTCTACGTTCTGTCGTTGAATAAATTGATCCCAGATAGGTTTACCTGTAACGATACCTGAGGGGTTCCAACTCTGTGCATTCCACACACACTCCAGTAAAGTCTTCCAACCATGCTTAAGTAATGTAGCATTAGCGTCATTCTCTGGTAGCTTTGCGACTTTAGCTTTACCTGGTTTAATCATCTTACCCAGGAAGTCAGACATTTTCTTACCAGCTTCATCCTGATCCATCATAATCACGACAGTCTTGAAGGAGTTTATCCAATCCCTTTGAGCAAGAGCACAAGAGGTAGAAGATGAAGAAGGTACAGCAACCACAGAATAGGTTCTACCGTACTTTTCTTTGTACGCTTGGGCGACACTGAGTGCGTCGACTTCTCCTTCACATATGACCAACGTAAATCCTGATGTTGATTGTTGTTGTCCGAATAGTTCGACATTCTTAAAGTCTCCATGAGTACGAAACTCTTTAGGGAGCTTACGCTCTTTGTATGCAGACAGTTCTCCATTGATAGTGTAAGGGTAGAAGTGTGATTGAGGTTTGCCATTAACATCTACAGACATCTTGACATTGTAATGATCAACCACATCCTGAGAGATCCCACGACTAGACATTGGATAGCTTCTGTATGTACTAATCTCATCGATTATGGATGAGTTCATAAGGAAGTCTGTGTCTTCTATAAGTTCCATTGGTTCTCTTTCATTCATAAATATAGTTGTACCACATGAGAAGCAGTGGCTTCTTGGGTTGTCATCATTATATACATGGTTAGCATCAGAGCTTCCACATTTTTCACAATTAGTTTTCACCAATAATCCCTTTCGGTTTTTATGTCACGATTAAGATTCTTTTTCATCCGAGTCTTTGAATGCTTCGAGGCCCACTTCAAGTTCTTCTGCTTTTGTAACTCGAACCCAGAGGTACTCTCTTCCTCGTTTAACTCTGTCTCTTTGAAGGATAATTCCTTGTACGGTTTTATCATTGAACTCCTCGAATATATTTTGATAGGTATCAAGTAAAGGTTTAATTATATTATCTAAGTCAGAGGCTTTGTTAGAGAGACCAGCATACACAATGAAGTGGACAGGGCTATCTTTAAAAGCCCATGTCTCACCCATTAGTATCATTGCCATCTCCTCTTGGAACCTCTTGTAGTCAGCTGTTTTGTAGGTTGTCCTGCCCTTCCTGACAAACATCCTGTTTGCCGATAGTGGTTTCATTTGGAATAGGTTTTCCATTACGCCTCTCCGCTGTTCGGATAGCATGACAGTTATGACACACCACTTCTGTTTTAAATACTTCATTAAGTATATCACCGATATCTTTATCACAAGAGATCATTCGAGATACGTTGTGAAGCTTCTCATACTTAGGTAGATGGTCAAAGCCTAGGGCATCTGGGTGTTTATTATAACCACAATCAGTACACCCTATGTCAGTCTTCAGTATGCCTATGAACTGACGCTTGCTCTTTCGACTTATACTCTTCAATTTGTTTCTTAATGTCATCTAGTTCTTCCCAAGATGTTAGCATTGTTAATAGACGCTTGGAAGTGTCCGGATTACCGGCCCCATTTGTTCTCCAAGCAGCTCGCACCCTATTCCACCTGCGGTGCATAGGAACTCCGTGTAGTATCTTCTCTGCTTTCTTAGGTCCAATTCCCTTAATTCCAGGGATATTATCAGACCTATCACCAGTAAGACATTGGAGCATAAGCTTAAGATTAGCAGTGTCTTCATCAACTTCTGTAATTTCTTTTTTAACGAAGTTGTAATGTGTTCCAGGAATCTGGAGAAGATCTTTGTCAATCCCAACTACTGTATACTCCTGATCAACAGACCTACACTCAGCAGCCCATATGGCAACAAGGTCATCTGCTTCCATATCATTTGCCTCAACAGCAGAATACTTCTCAACCATGTACTTGTGCCCATAGTTCAGTGCTTCTTTAACGTCAGGTTCTATCTCCTTTCGGGTTTTTTTGTAGGCAGGGTAGATCTCCTTTCGGAAATTACCCTTACCTTTAATTGCTACGAGAAAACTATCAGACCCACAGTTACGTTGGATCTCTCTCATAGTATTGTCAATTCCCACACGTATCTCTTTCTGTTTGGTTGTTACACAAGCCATCCGAAAGTAGATTGAGTCTGAGTCTACCAGTATTACTGCATTATCAGTGAACATCTGCGTAGCTTTCTCCTATTACATAATCACCACCATTCATACATGTTACACCGAACATTTCTGGACCAGCAGCAAAGGACTCTGTTAGAATTTCCCCAACACGTTTAGCATCGTCGGGGTGTGATTGGAATGCCATCTCATCATGGTAGAACAAACGAGGTTCAGCACGTAGTTTCTCTTCACGTATCTTATCCCATGCCCACATAAGTGAAGCCTTACAGGTCACACCTTCAGCAGCTTGGAGTAAGTAGTTAAGAGTTTGATGACCAGACCCACAGAATACAGGGCGTCCATCAAGAGCAGGGAACCATCCATCACCTTGTTGGTTAGATGTTTTGTTCCAGATGTTTAGAAGTTTCTTCTTGAGTTCTTCCAAACCTTTGATACCTTTAGCAAAATCAGCACGAGACTTACGCCCTACTTCGCTGTTTGATTTGCCTGATAGAACTTGTCCCAGCTTAGCATCACCAGCACCAAAGAGATAAGCATATAGATACCCTTTGGCGACACCCCTTGAGCATCCAAGAGCATCAGCATTTCTTTGGTGTTGATCCCCATAACGGACCTCATTAGTGAAATCGTCATTCCCCACATAATGACAAAGACCACGTAGCTGGTTACCAGCACTATCGGCACCAACAATAACGTACCCTGGATCAGGTTTAAGCATCCCACGTATCTCTTTACCCCAAGGTGTTTCAATACCTGGGAGGTTTGCGATAACTTCGTGACGTACCCTGAAGGTAGGAGTACCAATAGTCCACATGTTACCATGAAGTCGTTTATCATCTGAGCTCTCTACTTTTTCTACCCAGCCCTCCATAAGAGAAGCTTTGTGACGCAATACATAGTACTCGTCTACCATCATACCAATTTCCCCAAGCTTAGCTAATGAGGATGTTGTGAGTTTAGGTCCAGTGGTTACCCATTCTCTTCCGATTTTCTTTCGGTTGTATTCATCTGGTTTCCATCCGATAGTGGCAAGCCAATCCTTAACCGCTTCTTGTGATCCCAGTTTAGCTTGTTCCTTAGTTGTTCGTTGGAATTTGAAATCTGGTCCCGCGAGATGGGTGTCTGTGACCGAGACTTCCGTTCCAAAATATTCAGTAAGCAGCTTGGCAGTCGTCGCATTGTATTTTCCATTCTTATTGTACTTAGGTGACTTAGGTTCTTTGTCAATGTAGACAACCTTAGTACCCATCTGAGGCTCAATGATGTCAGAGATCTCAGCCATACGTTGTTGCATTGTACCTAATAGGGTTTTAGCTTCTTCCATATCAAAGTACCAGCCCTTGCTCTTGCAGAATGCATTGAACTTAGCTGTCTCATGTTCTGCTTGCATACCCAATTTAATCTTAGGGTTATACGCAGCAACCTTCTTGTACTCTGAGAGTAACTCATTGTACACATCGACATTCACACGAACATCTTGCACACAATAACGTAGCATTTCACGTGAGTAAGCATCCCAACCACCTTCATATGTGATCTTGCTGTTGCCAAGGTGTTCACCCCAACCTGCAAGACCATGCTTATGTGTACGCTTGTAGCGTAGTACCTGAGACATAACCCACGTGTCATGTAAGCGTTTCTCATTGAGTGTAGTACCACACAGCTTGTCCATGACCATATTATCAAAACCTATAATGTTATGGCCTACCAGTAGCTCTGCGTTCTGTAGTAGTGCAGCACCATCAGCGATAGAACCATGTAGGTTATCGTGATCAGAGAACTTATAGATCTGATTGGTGTCTAAGTTCTGTGCAACAATCATCCAGATAGTATCTGGAGTAAGACCATTACATTCTATATCATAACATAAACGCATGTTGCGTCCTTTCTTTACTTGT